ACGAGAACAGAAGCAATCCACAGGAAGTATTCTCCGAACCGTAAAGCACGGAGAAGACACAACAAGAGCAAAAACCAGTTAATCCAGGAACATAAGGACGCAAAGAAGAATGAATAATGTTTTTCTCGATGATCTGCCGGAAGAGTGGAACGGGTACAAAGTGAATACAGATTTTACGATTGGCATCCAGATGTTGCAGGCGAAATATGATCGCGCTCTGACGGATTACGAGAAAAGCGATATGTTCGTGTGGCTCATGTTTGCAGATGCGGATGAGAACAGGGAAGAGTATCTTCGGGATCATCCGCAGGGGCAGGGGCTTGGCGAATGTGTAGAGTGGTTCCTTTCCGGATGGTTCCATGACAATCCGAACCCGGACGGGGACAAGACGCGCGTGGTTGACTATGATGTTGACCAATGGCGCATTTATGCTGATTTCCGGCAAATCTACGGAATTGATTTGGCTACTGTGGATTATATGCACTGGTGGATGTTCTGTGGTCTGCTTTGGAATATGCCGTACAAGCTATCAAGTTTTTTGCAAGTGGTATCGAAACGACAGGAGAAACCGGACAACAATATGTCGGCAGAATATCGCAAGGAATTGCGTAAGACACAGCAGATCTATGCACTGGATCAGCCAGAAGAAAAAGAGTACACGGAGGAAGAGAAAACCGCCATTGATGATTATGACCGCATGATGGCTGAAATACGCGGCAGGAAGTAGGTGAGCAATATGTCTGATTATGATGGATCGATTAAGATTGACACGAAAATAGATACGAAGAATGTCTCAAGCCAGATGCTACGTCTTGAAAATCAGATCACAAAAGCGTCCAGAAAAGCAAGTGATCTGACAGAAAAGATGCGCAAGATGGAAAATGCAAAGATTCCGACAGAGGACTACAAGGACATTACCGATGCCTTGCATAGATCTACTGCTGAATTTGATAAACTTCTGCAAAGGCAAGAGGAAATGGTTGCCCGTGGAAAAACTTCTGGAGCTGTATGGGATTCTCTTGATAGAAAAATCGAAGCTGTAGGAGCAGACATTCGTGCTGCCGAAAAATATCAATCTCAAATGGTCAAAGAGGGTACTGCTTATCTTGACAAAGGCGCAATCCGGGCAACTGATGCTTATAAGAAGATGGAAAATCAGTTGCACGAGACAAACGACCAGATGAAAACGCTTGCGCGTAGACAAGAAGAGTTAGCGTCAAAAGAGAATAAGGTATCCAGAAGTGCCAGGAGTGCAGGAAAGAGCACGGGAAGTTGGCTTGATAATTTCTCCGGGAAAACGAGAAGAGCAAGTGACTTGTTAAGTACATTCACGTCCAGAATTAAAGGAATTGCGCTTTCCTTGTTTGTATTTAACTGGATAACGCAAGGATGGAATGCCATGATTTCTGCCGTAGAAGACGGTATCCAGAATATGGCAAGATATTCCAATGATGAGAATGCCATGATTTCTGCCGTAAAAGACGGTACCCAGAATATGGCAAGATATTTCAGTGATGTGAATGCAAAAATGTCGGCTCTTGTGAGCGCAGTAGCAACTCTTAAAAATGCATTCGGGGCGTTAGCAGCTCCGATTATCAGTGCAGTCGGGCCGACGCTTACCTATCTTATAAATATGCTTACAGCTGCAATCAATAAGGTAAACCAGTTTATATCGGCACTAACAGGGAAAAAGACTTGGACGAAAGCCACTACCCAAACGAAGAATTATGCAGCCGGACTTGATGAAGCCGCCTCGAAAGCAGATAAGGCTACTAAGGCGGCAAAAAAACTAAAAGGACAGTTACAATCGTTCAACGAACTAAATGTAATAGATTCTAATAAAGATTCCGGATCTGGAGGTTCGGGCGGTTCTGGTGGCTCCGGTGGCGGAGTTAGTGATCTGTATGAAGAGATGCCAATTGACAAGAATATTGCAGATCTGGCAGACGAAATCAAGAAAGCCATAAAATCAGGTGATTGGGAAGGCCTTGGAGAAACTATAAGATCTGAAATAACTAATACGATTGGAAAGATTCCTTGGGAAAAAATCTACAAGAAGGCTGATAAATTCGGAACTGGGTTTGCGAGTTTCTTGAACGGCCTGTTTTCCGAGGATAAAAAAGGAAATAGTGTATTTACTGCAACAGCGGATGTTATTGCTGGAGCGCTTAATACAGCGATCTTTGCATCCAAAGGATTTACAGATAAGTTTGATTTCAAAACACTTGGAACAAATCTTGCACATGGATTTAATAGATTCTTCCGCAAGTTCAAGTGGAAGCAATGTGCTGAAGCTATTAATGGCTGGGTAGACGGATTCTGGAATACAGCAACAGGCTTTTTCTCTGATTTAAGCTGGGGAGACATTCTAAAAGGCTTGAATACTTTCTTTAGTAATTTAAGTGCAAGCAGTCTTGCAACAATACTTGGAGCAGTTGGATTGAAAAAGTTTGGTAAGTCATTGTGGAAATTACTGTCCGATAAAGCCGGTGATTTTTTAGCAAGTAAGGGACTTAATTTATCTGTAAGCGACTTATTGTTAGCAGTCGGAACCATGCTTATTACATGGACTGCTATGAAATTTTTGGATGAAAACGATATCCCGTCAAAAATTATTAAGTGGCTTAAAAAATTACCAAGTAAGATAACTCTTCCATTCGGAAAAGGTACCAAAGGCTGGGACGGAAAGACGTTACATCTATCTATTCCACTGTCTGCAGCATTTGACAACATTACTTTTAAAATTAAACACATTAAATGGAGCGATGTACTCGAGAATGTGTTTAACTTTGATGCGGCTGGAGGGTTCTTCGATGAAATGAAGAAAAACTTCCAGACTGCATTTGATGGGAAAAGAGCAGATATCCTCGACATGGGAAGTTATATATTTGAGGGTATTATGGATGGCTTTGCCGGCGCATTTACCGGATTAGTAGAACCATTTGTAGATTTCTTTAATTGGGTATCTGACGGAATCAAAGATGCATTTGGCATTCATTCTCCAGCAAAAAAAATGAAACCTATTGGAAAAAATATTTTCCTGGGGATTATTGAAGGCTGGAAAGAAAAAATTAAGAGCTTTAATTTTAAAAATCTTGCCAAGAGTGCTATGAAGCTAATCAAAAACGGTTTTAATAAGGCAAAAACAACGTTAAAAGTTGATATTTCGTTAGTAAAAAAAGGCTGGACCACATTAAAGAAATTTGTTGGAGAAATCGGAAAGAAAGCATTCGGGTTAGAAAAGAATGGCTGGACTACGGTATCTAAATTTGTTGGAGAAATCGGAAAGAAATCTTTTACATTAGCAAAGAGCGGTTGGACAACCGTGCGAAGCTTCGTAGGTAATATCGGGAAAAAAGCTTTTGGACTTGCGAAAAGTGGGTGGACTACACTTACAAAATTTGTAGGAAAGCTGGATAAGGTCGATGTGAAGTTGGCGAAAAAAGGCTGGACGAGTATCAACAATTTTGTTGGAACAAAAGTGGAAGTTGGCGTTTCCTTATTAAAAAAAGGCTGGACAAGTATTAAAGATTTTATTGGCGATAAGATAAGCGTCGGGGTTAGCAAGAAAGCCAATGGTGGAATCTATACCGGTGGAATGTGGCATAACATTACCAAGTATGCGGTCGGTACAGAGAATGCACCAGCAGGACAGCTTTTTATCGCGCGTGAAGCGGGACCGGAACTTGTAGGAACGCTTGGTGGACATACAGCGGTAATGAACAATAACCAGATTGTAGCATCCGTATCGGATGGTGTGTACCGGGCGGTAAGATCTGCAATTGGTACAAAAGGCAACAATGTTAATGTTACATTTAAAGTAGAGGGAGATCCGAATGGAATCTTCCGTGTGACACAGCAGAAAGCAAACGAATACTTCCGGGCAACCGGCAATCCAGCATTTGAAATTTAAGGGGGTGGAATGAAATGGGATACGGTGGATATTTGATTAAAGTCGGAGATTACAAAGTCCCGTTTACATATATATTGGCCAGTACATTTCAATCCCCTCTGCTGGGGCAGGATAAAGATTCGTATAACGATGATAACGGAGTGTTGCACAGAGATGCCCTAAAAAATCAGGTTCTCAAGGTAGAATGGCAGGTGCCTGCAAAAAGCTACAAAGAGTTCAGCGAATTTATGACATCCATAAACAAACAGTACGTTAGTCCACGACGGGAAAAGAAATGCCTGGTAACAGCATGGTGTCCAGAACTTGTGAAGTACGTAACAATGTATTGCTATATGCCAGATGTTACACCGATTATTGCGTATGCAGACGAAGAAACGATTGAATATGATGGCTGGCGAATTGCTTTTATTGGATATGGTGATGAAATATTATGATCGAAGGAAAGAACAAGCAGATATATTTTGAAAGCTCTGTTTATAAACAACTTAATATAGAAGTAATTGGATCAAAATGTGTGATTGACAATTCTATGCGAGAGCAGGACACCTTTACGCTGACCGAAACACTGAATGATGGCACAGAGCTGAAATTCGGCTCATGTTTGCCGAATCAGATTTCGTTTACGGCGCATGATATTCCGGCCGGGCTTATTGGTAAGAACCTGCGCCCAGTGGAAATATTGGAAGGAAATGAGAATGAACCATTTACATATGGCGAGTACAAAATATATTCCGACACGCCAACAGCAGACCGTACCAAGAGACAGATCGTTGCCTATGATGCCATGTATGACATTATTAATTCTAATGTAAAGAGCTGGTATGATGGTTTGTCTTTTCCGATGACCCTGAAAGCATTTCGCGACAGTTTTTTTGCACACCTCGGCATCGAACAGAAAGAGACAAGCCTTGTCAACGATTCCATGACGGTAAACAAAACGCTGGTAACTACACAGTCCGATGATTCCAGCGTGACTGCAGAAGCTACGATAAGTGGCAAGACAATCATCGAAGCGATTTGTGAGATCAACGGAGCATTTGGAAACATTGGGAGAGATGGGAAATTTGAATATGTGATTTTAAAGGCAATTACATCCGCCCTGTATCCGGCAGAAGATCTGTACCCACGGGAAGATCTCTTTCCATCGGATGCAAACACCGAAAGTATGACTGGGCATTATATCACATTTGACTATGAAGCGTTCCAAAGCCAAGCAATAACACAGTTGGAGATCCGGGCAGATGATTCTACTGCCGGGGCTATTGTGGGAACATCTGGAAACAATTATGTTATTTCCGGCAACTTCCTTATAAGCGACAAGACTGGGGCTGAAATGAAGCAGATTGCGAATAATCTGCTGCCGGTAATTGCACAGGCAGAATACACACCGATTAAAAGTTGTACATGCGTTGGTAATCCGTGCCTAGAGTTGGGAGATCCGATTCGTTTCAACACTTCCAGGGAGATTGTAGAAACATACATCTTACAGCGAACTCTTACCGGTGTACAGTCGAAGAGAGATTCTATAGTTTCCCAGGGTGTAGAAAATCATAGTAAAAATACTAATTCTATGCGAGAAACTTTGGCAAATGTACAGCGCCGTACAAGTACATTGGAGCGGAATGCGGATCATCTTTTGGCACAGTTTAATGATTTAGATGAAAACACATCTTCACAGCTTGAAATGACAGCGAGCCAGATTCAAGCAGAAGTTATGGCACGTTTAAATTCGGAAGCAGAGATGTCTACCAGAATATCACAATCGGCGCATAGCATCGGACTGACAGCGTCCGGTGGCGATCAAAGTGTAGGGCTTACAATCCGATTATACGATGAAAATGGAAATGTGATAGATACATCGTCGGATAATGCAAATATAACTGTTACAGGTTTTGTGTCTTTTTGGGATTTAGCTAATGCCGGAAGCACGACAATTAATGGTGCAAATATTACAACTGGTGAAATTAGTTGCGATCGGCTAAAGGGTGGAACCATAAACGGACAAAGGTTTTTCCAGACGGGAAAATATGGTGATCTTGTTATAGACAATGGAATAATTTTTGTACCAGATACAGGAGGTATCTTAATCGGACAAGACGAGGTCGCAACACGGGATTGGGTATATGATAGTGCAGTTGCCAATGCAGCAAGAACGGCACAAGAGGCAGAGCATGCAGCTAAGGCAGGAGAAGCAAGCCATTCTACTGTTGCCACAAATGCAGAATATCTTGGAGGATCAAGTGCATATGTGACAATGAGTGGAAATGACAATTTTATTCCTAGTAGTAATTCAGTATGGTGCGGAACTACACCTAATCCATTTGCGGGAGGATATTCTAAAGGTGGATGGAAAACTACGTCAGACCGCAGGAAGAAAAAGGATTTCTCTGAGTTGCTGAACGATGCACGATATGAAAATTTTTTCAAGCAGCTAAGGCCTATGGAATATCGATTTGTTGATGATTCAAATGGAATACACATAGGCTTTGTCGCACAGGATGTTGAAGAAGCTTTAATAGCATCGGGAATCGGAAACGATGAGCTCTTTGCGTTGGAACATTCCTATTTCACAAGATATGACTTTGGTTCGGATGAAGAATGGAACAACTTTTTAATTAGCAACAATGGAGCATCGGATATTTACGTCCTTTGCTATCAGGAGTTTATAGCTCTTAATACGGCAATGATTCAAAAGCAAATGATTGATATGGAATTTATAAAATGTGATAATTTCGTTTTGCATGGCGAGATAACAATATTGAATCAAAGAGTACAAGAATTGGAGGAAAAATTATGTTAACAGTACAGAAAACAATTAATGTGAGTGGAGTATCATCAGTAGATGTAGAAGGAAAGGCAACTCCATTTGTTTATTTTAACGCGCAGATCCAGGCAGACGGAAAGCGCAGTGTAAATTACGCAATTCAAAACGAGGAACTTTACAAGAACAATAAAGAGACTTTCAAAGCTGATCGAGCAGACTTTGAGGATGCAGTAGAATCACTTTCCGTATAGGAGGCAGAATATGCAGAAAATATATGCGCGTGAATACTGGGAGAACTATCCGAGCGAGAAGACAGCGGTAAACAGAACACGGTTGAACAATATCGAATCCGGTATTGATGCACTGGATGATCGTGTGGTTGCTATGGATGCATCCAAAGTCGATCTAACAAAAGCCAATGAGCTTGTGAAAGAAATCCTTTGGGATGAATCTCAAGGAACATTGACGGTCGTTAAGATGAATGGTTCAAAAGCAGTAATTGATACCAAACTTGAAAAGCTGGCTGTGAATTTTGATTATGACCCACAGACGCAGCAGTTAATCATTGCACTTGACGATGGTACAAAACAGTATGTTGATTTGAGCGCGCTGATTACACAATACGAATTTACAGATAGCGATACCATCGCTTTTGATATTGGCAGTGACGGTAAGGTGTCCGCAATCGTAAAAGAGGGAAGTATTGAAGAAAAGCATTTAAGACCGGATTACCTTGCGGACATTAGGGTGGAATCTGCAAAGGCAGAAAAGGCGGCAAAGGCTTCGAGTGATAGTAGTGACAATTCTGCATCGAGTGCTGACTTGGCACAGGGGTATGCAGCAAAAGCGAAAACATATGCCGATACAGCCAGAGGTGTATCAAATGTTAAAATTGCAACCACCGATATGGTGGGACTAGTGCGCCCTGATGGCGATAGTTTGGTTATTGATGCAGATGGAACAATTCACAGTTCCACACAGCTGACCAATAGTAATGCTATAGGTGAAAAAGGTACATATGCATTAGATGCGACAGAAAAGAACCCATTAATAAAAGGCAGCTTGGCATCAGACATTAAATCGATTCAGGATGCAAATAAGGATTTGGAAAATGTAGTTGTATATGAAGAGGTTGAAGGTGATGATGATAAGCTCCTGGATAGTCTTATGGAGCAGTTGTTGGTTCAGAACATTACTATAACATCAGATTCGAACCAGACTTTAAAATTCATGTATGGTGATAATCTGATCGGAAGTATTGTGTTGCAAGGCTTAGTCCTTAATACAATTCCGTGTACGAAGTTATCTTTAAATAAAAATGATGAAAAAATAAGCGCATTCAGTTTAAATAATTTGATATTGGTGCCAAGTGTTGAACCTGTTGATTGTACAGAACCTGTAAAATGGTACAGTAGCAACGAAAGAATAGCTATTGTTTCAAATGGTGTTGTGGAGAGAATAACAAAAAAAACAGCTGATTGTATCATATATGCAAAGTGTGGTAATCATACAGTGCAATGTAATGTTCGTTATATTCTTCCGAGTTTTTCTTTTCGGATTGGTATTAGAACAGACGAAGCTGGTGTGCTGGTAGATGATTCTCAAAAAATGAGAATTACATCAAATGAGGCACTAGAGCTACCTAAGGGAACAAAGATAGCATTTTCTAATGCTGCAAAATATAATTGGATATTGATTTATTATGATCTTTCAGGAAATTATTTAAAAGATATAACAGCAGAAAACAATAAATGGCATACAGAATCAAGCGTTATATTAGAGGATGATTATATGATTGCCATAAAGATGAAGGAACAGAATTATGCGGTATTTACAGATGAGACAATTTTAATTGCTCAAAAATCAGTTACATTGATTGCACCATAAGGGGGAATATAAAATGAGCATTGCTTTAAAGACAAGGGATGGAAGATATATTACACAACCCATATCTCATCCCGCTACAGACGAACAGGTGACCAATGCCATAAAGAACTATTTTGATGAGAATGGTGTGTCAGCATATTATGATGTTACAGACTTACGGACACAAGTATACGGTGAAAGCGCAGGTGCTTTGCCAGATTTGATTTGGACAATTGGACAAATCGATGCTAAGAATGGCGAATTGATCGGTGATGATAAATCAATGCGTATACGGTGTCAAAAAATTTCTACGAATGTAAATACCATAATCACTTTTAAAAATACTTCAAAGTATTATCATAGAGTATTCGTGTATGATTTGCAGGGAACTTATTTACCAGATGAATCGGACCCAGATGGATGGATGACAGCATCAACATTCACTATTGCAGGGGATAGAATATTTTGTATATTAGTCAGAGAGCAAAATTATACCGTATGGGATGACGATAAAATTGCGGTGTTTTCGTCATGTGCGAAAGCAGATCCCAATCCAATTATTGGATTATTAAAGTCAGTATCTAATTTGGAAAATTATATAAATGATATTCCACGATTGGAAAAGGAAATTCGCTCTAACAAAAATTCAATATCAGGGTTGATATCTACTGTTGGCAGTATGGAAATTAACACAAATATTTTATTCAATTATGACACAGAATTTTTTGGACAGTTTGAAAATGGAGAGATATCTTGGGAAAATGGAGAGGATATAAACGATGGAAGTCTGATCTTTACAAGAAGTGTGGAGTACAAAAAGGTGCAAAAGGATGGAATGGTATTTGTTGCCAATATTCCATCTACGGCATTACATAGTTATTATTCATATACATATGACGATGAGACAGGAAAATATACTTGGTTGAAAGCAAGTAGCTGGTATACGGCTGATGCTGCGTTTAAACCGGAGAAAGGCGTTTACTACAGATGCCTTGTATACGAACCGGAAAACATATCTTCAAATGATGTAAGTATAGCTTTATGTGATAATCAGATTACGAATTTGCTGGATCAGATTGCTGCAAAATATGGAAATGAAGCGGATGCAAATTTGTTGGATGTGCAGCTTTCTACAGAGGAAAATACAGAACTGAAAACAACTATTGCATCTATAAAAAATGCAAGTGATTCAAATACAGCACTTATTGCATTTCAGACTGATTTGCATATTACATGTGGAAAAGACGAGGACTATTTGCAACAGAGCAGTTCTAAAATCCAGAAATATTTGAGCAGATATAATTCTGTGAGTAAAGAATGTAAGGTTGATATGCTTGTTTTTGGAGGGGATTATCTGGATAATAGCAAAGATACGGATAAAGAGACGGCTACAGCTTCATTGAAGTATCTGGGAGCACTGATGAAAAGAACAAGAGCGGATGCGCCAAGGTTTGTCATAAAAGGAAATCACGATGATAACACGATGCATCTTGATGTGAAAAATGGAGTGGTAAACGATGAGGAGCGATTTGCAATCTTATCAGATATTGATCAGGATAAAACTCAAAGGGACGCAGATAATATTCAGAAAACATATGGATATTATGATATACCGAATAAAAAGATCCGTGTATTTATGTTGAATACGATAGATATTCCGCAAGTTTTAGATGAAGATAATAATAGTATAAACTATGCAGGGCAACACATTACAGGATTCAGCCAGTCACAATTACAATTTGTTGCGGATCATTTGAAGTTTCAGGAAGCTGGTTGGCAAGTGATTTTATTTTCACATCACCCAATCAGCAATGATCTGTTTGAATATGAATTTGCGAATAATCAGAGAGCCGGAGTAACTCCGGAACATGGCGGAGATTCGATGGTAGAAATTTTAAATGCTTTCAAGGAATGTACCGCAGGAACCTGTGAATGTACTACCAAAGATTTTGAGAGTAGTGTTAGTTATGATTTTACTGACAACAAGAGTAATACCATCATCGCAAATGTACATGGACATATCCATTCTTCAGGTGTTAACAAGTTTGGAAATGATATATATGCGGTCAGTACGCGTGCTATATTTGGGCATCCGTCGTATGCAAACTGGATTAATGATTGTGCAATCTATCTGGTAATCAATCGAAAAGAAAGAAAACTGTATTGCATATCTGATGGATATGGAGAAGACATTGAATTGGAATATTAGAACGGAAGGGGTATCTGCGGATGCCCCCTTTCTAAATTGGTACAAAATCAATCCGTGTATCCGTTACAATATAATCAGAAAACCTCGTAAGGGAGGAAAACTATGTGGTCAAAACTTTATGATGAACGTCGGCTTACAAGGGTTGAAGCTCGCGCAAAATCGAATACGCATCGTATCGATAAGCTGGAACCAATTGTTGAGGAAATACATACAATGAGTGAAACGATGGTGCAACTCGTTGAGGAGGTAAAACATACCAATGATAATGTATGTAATCTCGACAAGAAGATTGACAGCATGGATGCTCGCGTAGACGTAATGGAGCGTGCACCGGCGGAAGACGCAAAGAATTACAAAACAACCGCAGTAACTGCGATCATCAGCACGATATCCGGAGCAATTGCAACAGGACTCATAATGATGGTTGCTCAATATATTAAATAAGAAAGAGATGAGGTATTTATTATGATGAAGAACTGCGTATTAAAACCAAGCGTAGACACACAGAAGTGGATGAAGGCGGCAGGCATCCGCGCAGTTAAGACAATGGCGCAGACTGCCGTTGCAGTGATTGGTACCGCTGCTGTGGTATCATCCGTGGATTGGAAGCTGGTCGTATCATCTGCAATCGTAGCAGGTGTGGTATCTTTACTTACATCTGTAGCGGGTATTCCAGAGGTAGAGGAGGAATAAGATATGGCAATTAAGAAAGCGATTAAGGCGATCGCAAAGACTTTATTCGCGAATCCTAAGAACTATGGTGGAAAGCGTAGTCTTTCCTCTATTAAGTACATCGTTATCCATTACACCGCCAACGACGGAGATCACGATGAGTCGAACGCCAAATATTTCCACAACAACGTGGTTAAGGCATCGGCTCATTATTTCGTCGATGATGATTCCTACACGAAGTCGGTGCCGCTTAAAAACATTGCTTGGTCCGTTGGTGGCAAGAAATATCCGAACTGTGGAAAGACTGGTGGAGGCAAAAAGTATGGACTTTGCACCAATGCCAACTCGATCAACATCGAATTGTGTGATACCGTAAGAGACGGAAAAGCTGGAGCGTCAGCAGCGACGATTCAGAATGCGCTTACACTTACTCACAAGCTGATGAAGAAATATAACATCGACAAGGCACATGTAATCCGACACTTTGATGTGACCGGAAAGCCATGTCCGGCATATTGGGTGGACGATAAAAAGTGGAAGAAAGAGTTTTTGGACAAGCTATAATTTTGTGTAGAAATATGATGGGTTTTACGGTAGAATAGGAAGGAACAAAACGGAACAGTTCCTTCCTATTTATATTGTAGGCTATTGGTATATGGCGGTCGGTACTGCAATACCCTATAACGGATAGAAACCGCTAAATTACAAGCTTTAAGAACACATCAAGACTTGTGTTCTTCCTGTCGAATACGATGTGATCTACTACATTCCGCATCATGTTTCCTTTTTGGACATAATCAGCAGATTCATCTTTTAACACCAGAAGCAGATTTTGAATATTCTGCTTCATTTTTTTATCCATATCTTCTTTGGTATATTTGACATTGGAAAGAGTGAGTTCTTCAATTTCTTTTTCAATTGTTCGGCGTTCCTCTTCAAGTGCAGTCTTATTCGCCTTATATTCTTCCAGAGTATCAATTTCATTTAAGTATGCAGCCTTGATACGCTTTTCCTTGGCATCAATTTTCTGAAGCTGTCGTTCACAGTCGGATAGCTTGGATTCGGCATCTGAGGACGCTGCAGATATAATGGTGTATGAAAGTGTAGGAGAGTGCAATACATATTCAAGATACTCCATCACCATTTTTTCAATTGATCTGGTACTGATATAATGAGACTCCGAACAGAATCCCTTGCTATATTTCCAGCATTGGAATCCGCGTGCAGAGTTAGCACCGCCATATGCCAATGTACCACCGCAAGAGGAACAGATCAGCAGACCACTCAGCCAATGCTTGGCAGATGATACGTCACGGGATTTTGCTTTGCGCATATTCAATGCCAGTCGTTTCTGGATTTCTTTAAATGTATCTTCATCCCATAAAGCTTCCCAATTGCCATCCGCATAGATCACTTCATCTGACGGTTTAAGCTTGCGACCGCGTTCGGTGTAATTCCATCTGGATTTGCCAATATAAAACGGATTTTCGAGCACGTAGCGCACGCCACGGGCATCCCACAGGTTACCTCGCTTGGTGCGATACCCCATGTCATTTAGTTTACGCGCAATTTGAAGCTGTGTGGACCCGGACAGGAACATATCTTTGATCATAAGCGGAATCTGTACGGTGTCCGGATTGATTACCGGCGGTTTCTTATCGCCTGGAGACGTATATCCAATCGGAGCATCGCTCTGATAGTGCCCACGCATGGCATTCTGCGTCATTCCCCGCATTACCTCGCCGGATAAGCGGATAGAGTAGTATTCGTCCATCCATTCGATAATACGCTCAATTAGAGAGCCAAACGGACCGTCTATGAGTGGCTCTGACACACTCACCACATCAACACTGTTTTTACTGAGCAGGGATTTATATACAATGGATTCTTCCTGATTACGGGCAAATCGTGAGAACTTCCACACGATGATTGTATCAATCGGATGCTCCTTGGACTTGGCCAGTGCAATCATGTTCTGGAAAGCTGGTCGCTTGTTTGCTTTCCGGCCGGAGATACCATTGTCCTGATATATGTATTCTTCGGGAACATCAATGGAATTCTTCTTGGCATAATCCATAAGTAAGCGAAGCTGCGCATCCGGAGAGAGTTCTTCCTGCTTGTCGGTGGATACACGGATGTAGATTGCCCCTGTTTTGCGTTCTGATACTTTTTCTTTCATAGCACATTACACCTCTTTCTCTATATTGTATTGTTTTTTGAGTACAAAAATAACAGCCAGCGTGGAACGGGTGTTCCGCTTGCATAGCTGCTCCGAGAATGATACAATATGCTTGTCTAGGGCATTGTATCTTCGGATCAGTGTTTGCCGCCTTGGTGCTCCAGCATCAGGGCGGTTTTTCTTTATATATTCTTATTGTTCCAAATCGAATTTAAAATCTGAAAGATCTATATCATAGTTATCACTATATCCTTCAAGGATTAATTGAAGGTTTGCTGGTTTTATTTTATCGAAAGTGATAATTCCAGACGAAGATGCTCCAGGCGTGAGATCATCAGATAATTGCGGATAATCATCACTATATGCGGAGTATGATTCTTCATATTGTTTTTTGTTTTGCACAACTTTAGCAGATGATGAGTAAATACTTACATTATCATTGGAGTTGTTTGTCACATCAACATAAAATCTTGTTTCGTTCTCGGCAAATTCCACTTTCGTAACCTTAACAGTGATTCCGTGCTGCTCAATTGACTGGTCTTCAAATTCCCATGTAGTGTCAGCTTTTCCGAATGAATCGATATAAGTGGTTTCTTTCGCATCTGCTGCTATCATGTAAGCCCACGAGGTATCAACGCCCATTACGGTCTGGCCAGAATAGGATCCAGTAATTTTGGCATCTACGGATATAAAGCTATCCTCTTTAAACTCTTTTGCAGATACATCTTTTGAAACTTTTAACAAAATACTGTTATTGTAGTCCGTATCTGTATAAGCTTGATATATGTAATAATCATCGCCTTCATCACATGTCTGGCTTACAATTCCGTAAAATTTAATATATTTACCGGCATAAGAATCAGGGTCTGAAACTACAGTGTTGATATTATCAACGTACTCCCTATCGCTTTTCGGCGTAATATCTTCGGAAACAGTTGTTCCAGATCCCGACATTATAATTCCTAAGAAAATAGCGATACAAGAAAAAACGATTCCGACAATCGGTGCAACTTTTTTTGTGTACTTTTTACACACACCGATGATGGAAAGAACCAGTCCAACAATCCCAAGCACGCACCCTAGTCCACCAGCAAAGATTGCAAAGATCGTTGCAAGAATTGAAAAAACCAAGCCTATTACACCAATAGTATTCTTCCTTTTAGGCGGAATGTTAGGTTGGAATTGCATAGCCGGTTGAGGCTGCTGAAATTGTTGATTTTGCATACCTTCGTTCGGCTGGAACAATGGTGCTCCGCAATTTGGACAAAATTTAGAATTTCCACCTTCGGTTCCACAGTTTTTACATACCATAAAATCACTCCTTTGTTTTTTATTTATATAATTCAAGCACACCAAGTGGCTCGAAATATATCAAATAGTTATCTTGTTTTGTACATAATCCATATTTTTCCTTGTAATAGTTTAGGCAATCTATAAGGAATTCTTCTGTAACGTTCAGATGTTCCGCAATCTCAAACTGATTCCGACATCCACATTTGTACGAATCAATCAGATCGTTAAGGGAGAGCAGTTTGTGGTATGCCCAGATTCTGGCGCGTCGTTCCTGCTTCCGGTTGGATACGTCCGTCTGATCCATGATGTCACCGACAGTGGTGTAGTAGTGTCCAAGCTCTTCGGCAAGCACACAAGCTTTTTCGGTTTCTATGTACATATCACGGTTAAGTGCAATAGTACCGTCGCAATATAATCCTTTGATTCGCTTACTGGTAAAAGAATAATCAATGATATCTACATTTGTATCAGAAGCGGTTTGACATAATTCTTCGAATTTATTCATTATAATCACCTCCACCGCATCTTAAATTATCTACTGTCCTATAAAAAGGACTACTTTCTTTTTGACTTAACAAATTCTGCAAATGCTTTGATTTCATCAAGTTCCTCTGGGGTGTACTCATCGCCGTCAAAATGTGCAGCAATGGTAGTAGGTTTTTCTGGCTCATCCCATCCCATAAGCTCTTGTGGAGTGGTTTTTAAGGCTTTAGCAAAATCTCTTATCTTAGATTCTGATATATCAACATCACCCTTTTCAATTTTTGCAATAGATGAGCGGTCCTTATATCCAGTAAGCTCTGCTAATGTATCTTGGGACATTTTAAGAGCTAAACGTCTTTCTTTAATATTTTTATATAGGTCAAGCATAAGCAAAGCCTCCTTGTGATATTGTGTAAATAAATAATAGCACGTTGTGTAAAATAATTCAACAAAATTATTAAAAAGTGTTGACACAAATTCACAACAATGATATAGTGAATGTAGTTCACGGAAGGGGGGCGATAGAACAGTGGCAAATGTTGAACTACTTAGAGAAAAAATAAGTGAATCTGGGATGACGGTGTCAGCTATTGCTGATAAATCTGGCATTTTAAGGGAAACGCTTTATAACAGAATGAAAAGCGGAAACTTTTATGCATCAGAAATTGTATCGTTAACTAAGGTGCTTCGTCTCAGCAGAAAAGAAAGAGACGATATTTTTTTACCTTGATATGTGAATATAATTCACATAAGGCGGATCGGCATAAATAGTAAAGAGAGGAGATTATATCACAAATGGAAAATTCAGAAAATTAAGAACCGCGTACAGGCACAGTTAATAACCTATTAACAGGAGGTGGGGTTATGGCAAGATACCCGAAAAAGGCTACATACCGGACATGGGTGATTGATTCGAAAACCGGTGAATGGAAACGAATCGATCCCAAAGACATACCTCAGAACAAAATTGATGAGCTGTGCGACAAGTTTGCGTTTGGTGCAGGCTATAAGCGCACAGAGTAGCCACTTCGGTGGCGCTGGCGGACAAGCCAAGGAGAAAACATGAAAAACAAGTTATTTATTGTAGGGATTGTGATATTTACATTTGGAGCAATGGCGATGGATTCAGTCGGTGCAGGAGGAATGATTGCATGTGTGATGGTAGCACTTGGTACAGTGCTTGCATTTGCAGGCTATGCATCAGAGCAGTTAGAAAAGGAACGTAGGAAAACGGCCCGACGGATTCAGAAACTTAGAAGACAATGAAAGGAGAAACAGTGAACATCAGCGGCGCAATACCATATCCGGAAGACCAGTATAGAAAGCATTACCAGAATCCAACGTACCCGCGTAAGGGAAAAGAGAGCGAAGGGGATTTCCGGAGTGTGCTTGATACTGAAATGAAAAAGATGGAACCAACCCACCGTCCAAGAGAGTGATTCCATCAAAGAAATAAATTACATTAAAATATTTCATTTTTAGTGTAATGGATATTATAAGCGTTTGCAAGATGAAACTTCAAAATGAATGGATAATTATGATTTGTTTGAACAGCATGAGACAGAAATGGAGAGGAAATTGGAAGAACGGCCATTATGCGAGCGCTGTGAAGAACCAATACAAGATGATTTTTATTACGATATCGGCGGTGAGATTTACTGTGAAGATTGCATGGTGTCTTGCTTCCGGAAGGTGATCGAGTAATGGGATATTACAGAACATGTACACATTGTGGTGCGAATCTTGATCCTGGGGAAACATGTGATTGCCAGGAAGAAAGCAAATTAAAGGAAAGCAGATTCATGGCACTGTTTGCGTGCGATGCATCTGGCCAGATAACAATGAAAGTAGAGGATTTTAAATATGCGGAAACTTAACTTATCAGTACAGTTACAGAACGGAACTATTGATGCCAATTTTGACAGCATTAAGGCGGCTTTGGCAGCAGAACTTGATACATATAAGAAAATGGTTTTTACCGAAGATTCCAAGAAAGATGCTAAGGATACGGTTGCATACCTTAGAAAATTTAATAAGGCGTTGGATGACAAGCGCAAGGAAGTCAAGAAAGCATATATGGCACCGTGTGATGCCTTCGAAGCGAAAGTTAATGAGCTGAAAAAGCAGGTGGATGAGCCTATCAAATTTATCAATGAACAGATTGAAGAATTTGAGTGTAAACGTGTTGAGGAAAAGAGAGCACTGATCAAGGAAATTTATACAGGTATTGCTGCCGAACATGCAGAAGCTGCCGAGTATTTGCCATTACAGAAGATTTACGATAAACATTGGGAAAATGCTACCACTACCAAGAAAGCTATAACAGAAACAATTACTGAGCGCATGACCCGCGTGGAGACAGATCTTACAACTATCCGTAGCATGGAATCCGAGTATGAGGATAAGGGTATTGAGCGATATAAAGCCACGTTAGAGCTGTCTGTTGCTATTGCAACAATGAATCAGTTCCAGAAACAGAAAGAAGAGATTCTGCGCAGAGAAAAAGAGCGCGAGGAAAGAATCAAAGCGGCGGAAGAAAAAGAAGAACCTTCCGGAAGTATTGTCCCGGTTATTCCTGCGGTTCCGACCAAAGAGCCAAAAGAAGAATCTGCAGCATCCGCACCGGCTGGAAATACAGTACGGTATGAAGTTATTGCTGATTTATTCCAGATTGCACAGCTTGAATCTGCCATGCGCGAGTACGGCATTAAATTCCGGAGGGTATAAGAATGGCAGAGATAGCAAAGAAAATGAATATTTACGAAGCTATTTCCCGATGCATGGAAGAAATCGGAGCAGTCGGAAAGGATGCAGTTAATAAACAGCAAGGTTTTAAATACCGTGGGATTGATGCGGTGATGAATGCAATTAACCCTGCATTGACTAAAAACCATGTGTTTATTGTGCCGGAAGTGCTGGACCAGTCGAGGGAAGAACGCACAACGAAAAGCGGTGGGGCATTGATTTATTCAGTGTGTCGGATCAAGTACACCTTTTATGCCGAGGACGGCTCCTGCATCGAAGCGGTGACAGTTGGCGAGGGAATGGATTCCGGAGACAAGGCAACCAATAAGGCAATGGCTATTGCATTTAAGTATGCGTGTTTTCAAGTGTTTTGCATTCCGACAGAAGAAATGAAGGACCCGGACGAAGAAACGCAGGACCCGGCGAAACCACAGTTCAATCCGGCAACACCGGAACAGTTGAGAAAACTGAATGAATTTATTATGGCATACGCCGGAATGTGCAAAAACACTAAAGAATCAGATGTTACCGATATGTTAAAGAAAAAATACCAATATAACGGTACAAGTGATATTTCTACTGAGCTGGCAGACAAGCTCATTCAGCAGGTAGAGTTTTGGTACCGGAAAAAGAAAGAAGCCGATGCCTAATGGAAACTACAGGTAAGCTTACCGGAGCCAGCCGGACATTTGACGGAAATAGCATCATCCTAACTTTCGAGGTTGATGCTTCAGCATCCGGACAGATTGAAAGCATGAAAAAAGATGATCTGCTTCGGATAAAGGCGGTTAAGTATCGCCAGAAACGTAGCCTTGATGCCAATGCATACGCATGGGTGCTTATGACCAAGATTGCCAATCATCAGGATATCGCATCGAGCAAAGAAGAGGTGTATGAGCAGATGCTGCAGAAATACGGAACCTTTTATGAGGACGAGGGCGGATATATCACTATTACAGTTAAAAAGACAGTAGACATGGCAAAGGTGTCTGGCCATTGGAAACATATTAAAGATAACGGCAATTTTGCATCCTATCTGATGATTAAGGGATCGAGCGAATACAACACCGCAGAAATGAGCCGCTTTATTGACCGCATCGTTGAAGAGGCACAGGAGCTTGGAATTGAGACAGCTACACCGGATGAATTGGAACGCATGAAGCAGGAATGGGGTGCAGCATGAAAAGGCTCTGGAGCGTATTTACGGATGATATGGACCACTGCTATTTTACTGGAACAGCTCCGGTGGAGAGGCACCATATCTGGTGCGGTTCCAACCGGAAGAATAGCGAGAAGTATGGTTTTGTGATCCCGCTCCGGCCGGATCTACATCCGAATGGAGCGCAGGCAGGAAAGAATGCTGCGGAAATAGATCTGAAGCTTAAGCAGATGGCGCAAAAATATTTCGAAGAACATTATGGGACCAGAGAGGACTTTCGGAAAATCTTCGGGAAGTCGGTATTGTGAGGTGATCGAGTGATACAGATTGAAAATATCCCCTACGGGCATGAGAACGCGGTACAGCGTCCGGCGAACCCCATAGAGGACAGAGTGTTGAGAGCGCACATTGAAAAGGCAAATCGGAATAACGACTGCATTATCAATGTGGGGAATGGCTATTATAGACCAGTTCCGGGCAATCTCACAGACGAAGCAGAGCTTAAAGAATATCTTGCAAAAGAGTTATCCAGAGCAAGAAAAATACAGGCAAAACGGCTGGCAATGCGCCAGACATTCGAAAGGTGGCGAGAAGTTGGAATACTTACTGATAATACCCGGGAGACTGGATAATCTGAACGATTACATATCGGCTGAACGTGCGAATCGTTACAAAGGCGCACAGATGAAATCCAGGAGCGAAGCGGTTGTAATCAATGCCATCCGGAAATGCCTGAAACGTGTGAAAATCGTTAAGCCGGTGTACATGGAGTATCGGTGGTATGAGAAGAACAAAAAGCGCGATTTAGACAATATATCGTCCTATGGGCGCAAGGTAATACAAGATTCTCTTGTATATGCTCATGTGCTGAAAAATGACGGTTGGAAAGAGATAACCGGATTCTCTGATGAGTTTTATGTAGATGCTGCCAATCCCCGAATAGAGGTATTGATCCGGGAGGTGGAGTAGTTGGATGGAAGTTACATCAAATTGAGCCGCGGACTTCTGGATTGGGAATGGTATTCGGATATTAATACAACACGGGCATTCATCCACATGTTGTTAAAAGCTAATTGGAAGGATGGAAATTTTAAAGGAATGGCTGTTCCTCGAGGCTCTTTTGTTTCTTCCATTGGAAAGCTTGCAAGTGAAACAGGACTTACAGAAAGGGAAATTCGCACTACAATTTCACATTTGAAAATGACAGGCGAAGTGACAAGCAAAACGACAAACAAATTCACAGTATTTTCAGTGGTTAAGTACGATTTGTACCAAGCAAACGACAAGCAAAGCGTCAGTCAAGAGCCAAGCAAGCGACATTCTAACGACATTCAAACGACAACAATAGAAGAAAAGAAAGAAGGGAAGAAAGGAAATAAAGAAAAAAATACCAAAAAAGATTTCTTCCCAGAGGATGAAAAGCTGAATCAGGCATTTGCTGATTTTGTCGATATGCGAAAGCAGATCAAAGCTCCGATGACTGATCGGGCTGTTGGAATGGCTATCAAGAAACTGACGGAGTTGTCCGGTGGTAATTCAGATACGGCAGTTAAGATTCTGGAGCAGTCAATCATGAACAGCTGGAAAGGCTTATTTCCACTCAAGGACAATAAGGCACTCACACAGAATAAATTCAACAACTTTACTCCAAGAGAGCAGGACTTTGAAGCCTTGGAGCGAAAGTTGCTTGGCGGTTGAAACACCAGCCGGAAGGCGAAAGAAACAGCAAGTCGAAAATCGAGATAGTTATCACAAGCCATGATTTTTTATCTTGCAAAACAGGGGCAGAAATGCCCCGTCTACCCAAAGGGGCGATGAATTGAGACACAGAACGAATACGCAGAAGCGTCTTGAGAGAATAAATGCAGAAATATCGGAATCGATTCGAGCGTATGACGATTCCAAGACAGAAAACAGAGATCCGAAGGCCTATAGCAGATTTAAGGCAAACAGCACCTATTATGGCAGTGGGCGAACTTGCAGCTATGGAGAGAAAACGAAAATATGTGATCCAAGTTGCAGATTCTGGTACGCATGCGTTAAGGGACATCAGATCAGAGAGGAGAACAAATGCACAGAGTAACACAGAGGGAGCGTGTAATACATACAAGCGTATACCGGCAGGAAGTTAACAAGGCGAAGCTTGGAAATAATATCGCAAATCATATGGGATTTATATTTGCACTGGCACTGTACGACAAATTCGGGCTGACATTTAAGCAGATCACGAACTATTACACCAAAACAGTAAATAAGCGCGTTGCTTGGCAGGATGATGATAACGACGATGTTACGAGCGAAAGCATGATGGAGTATTGCCTAAAACGGAAAATTGATGTGATCGGTTGGGTGAAGTCGATACCGATGTCACAGAAGCTGTACATGGCAGATATCCAGAAAGGACGAGCAGTGCTTGGAGCAGACCGCAATATCGAAAGCGCACTGGCATCCACAATGTACCTGACAATCCTGACATTGAAAGAGTCATATCGATTCTCGAATGCCAAGATCGAGGAATTTATGAAGTGGGTTGCCTATTACATTGATTCCTATTGGAGAAAACAGCCGAAGAGCAAAGAACACTATCTGTCCGATGCGATTATCCGGCAGACATTTATCGAGGATGAACATTGGGACATTGTTACAGGAGAGGCGGTGTAAGGATGAAAGAAGAATTATTGAAAATAGCACAGGAGAGCTTGTCTTCAGATGAGGCGAGTGAAATTGTTAAAAGAAAATTCATGAAGGCATTGGAAAGCGCAATTGAGGATGCTTTTCACTGGGGAGATGCAAAGCATGCCATTGAGGAAAAGGTAAAAGAAGTCATGGTTCCATACATTGAGAGTTATGATTTTTCAGAGTACCTTCCTAAACTTGATTCTGTTTTAACAGAGATTGTTAATTCGGATTTCTGTATTGGAAATAAAAAGATTTTGGAGAATTTTAAAGACCTTATGATGGAGCCGGAGCAGAAAGAAATCAAACTTACGGATTTGTTCAAGGCATGGATTAAACAATGTGAAAGGGATATTGACACAGAAGATTTAGACATTGATTACGATGATGGCGTTTCTTATCAATCCGTGGAATGTGAAATGCGGTTTGAGCTGGAAGATAAGCCATCATGGAGCAGTGTGCAAAGAGCAGTTATCACATTTGAAAATGAGCATGATGAAAAACTGAATGTTGAAATTCCCGTGTCAAAGTGGATATGGAATAACGGAAAAGAAGAACCATATACGCTTTCTGCCTATAAGGATTTGACGATTTCGTCACTTAGAAACTTGAGTGAATTTGAGGTGCTACTCTTGAGATTATCCAGAGCTGGAACGGCTATCGTTATTGATAAGGAATATGATGACAGTTATATTCAACCGGAAAAAGAGCCGGAAGCGGATTTTCACTAAGAAAGCGAGGACACCGAATGTCGAGAATAGGAATCGGAAACAATGCCACACAGCCTGATGCGCGGTGCATGTCGTGCAAGCGTTGGAAGAGTGCAAGCAAGAAAGGGTTCATGGGTTTTGCAGAATCCGGACATTGTTCTCTTCCGTATTGCGAAAAAGACGCGAGGAATAAAGGAAAGAGAGGTTACAGATAAATGGCTAATATGATGAGTTTGAACGTTAGCGATGAAGTTATTAAAGCGGCAGTTAGAGAAGAAGTAAATGCGGGAATTGTAAAG